TTACATTAATGAAGATGTCGGTTACAGGACTAATTGGTGTCATTGGTGGTTACATTGGTGGGAGTAAATAATATGATTAGATATATATTAATGACAATCAACCACTATGCTACAGCCTTAACAAGTTAAAAGCATTAGGTAAAATTAAAAGTATTTATGAGAGATTCTAAAGTAATAGAAAGTTTTTTAAAACAAACTCAAAAAAAGCTTAAAGAAATGAACCTTTTTAAGTTATTAAAAAAAGAAGTTAATACAGGGGCTAACGGCACCCAACATTATGTGATAAAAGAAGGTGTAAACAAAAACAAGATTGCGAGTACAAAATGAAAAAATCTAAAGGTCCTTGTTGGACAGGATACACAATGGTTGGTATGAAATCTAAAGGTGGGAGAAAAGTTCCTAACTGTGTTCCAGTTAAAAAAGCTAAAGAGGGTAAAATGATTAAGTCTAAAGATGAGCAAAGACAAGATACAGTAAAAAAACAAAACCCTCATTCAGAATATAAAAGTGATATAAAAAAAGGAAAATATTTTAAACCAAATCAACTAAGTTATACTGCAGCTAAACATGGATCTTCTATAGATGCTGGTGGTATGTCTGCCTTAGGTAGAATTGAAAAAGCAGATATGGTTAGAGGTGGTGGAGCTGCAATTAGAGGCAAAGGTTTTAAAGGCGTTTTTTAGTCTTGCTTTCAATATAAAAAAAATATAAAAACTATCCATGATTCAAGGTGATAGTACGGAATACGAAATCCTAAAAGAAGCTTGCAAGACACTTAATACTGATGATCTGTTTACTGCAGAGATTGGTGTGAGACAAGGACAAGGTTCTAAAATAATTTTAGACGAATTAATATTTAAAAAACATTGGCATATTGGAATAGATCCATATGGTAATTTAGATTATCAACACTACGATAACTCCGGTTCTTACACTGCTGATTATACTAATAATATGAAGCAACAATTAATTAAAGATTTAGATTACCCTAATTTTACTTTGTATCAATTAGGTGATGATGAGTTTATGAAACGTTTTGAAGAAGGAGTTCCCATCTACAGGGATAAAAAAGAAATCAAAACTAAATATGATTTAGTTCATTTTGATGGTCCACACAAAACTTACGATGTAATTAAAGAAGCCATATTTTTTGGAGAAAGATCACACAAGGGAACGGTGTTCGTTTTCGATGATTATCCAAAATTTGATATGGATGCAGTATTAAAAATAATAGTAAATGAGTTTGGTTTTATGCTACTTAAACAAGGAAAGAATAAAATTTCACTTAAAAGAAATTAATGGATCTCGATACAATATCTCTTGTACAACGTAAAATAAAAGAAGCCGTAGCTCGTTTAAAGGAAAACATCGTCTATAGTGTTGACACTGTAGAGAAACTACAATATGTTAGAGGTCAAATCAGATCTCTAGAAGATCTGCAACAGGATCTTAAAGACCTGCTGACAACAACGGAGTAAGATAATGAACAAGTCCACGGTTATACCGAAACGGACTGAAGCACTTCTCGGAGCTTACAAAGCTGCAGACGAGATTGAAACAGTCCTAGATCCAAAAGCACTCGACAAAGCAACATTAGATAGTTTACCAACACCAACGGGTTATAGAATTTTAGTTCTGCCTTATGCAGGGCCTAAAAAAACTAAAGGTGGAATTTTACTTTCTGATACAACTCAAGAAACAATACAGATGACTACAGTATGTGGTCTAGTATTAAAAATGGGTGATCTTTGTTATCACGACAAAAATAAATTTCCAAAAGGACCTTGGTGTCAACTAAATGAATGGGTTATTTTTAGTAGATATTCAGGTTCAAGATTCAAAATAGATGGAGGAGAAGTTAGAGTTTTAAATGATGACGAAGTCATTTCAACTATTAAAGATCCAACAGATATTTTGCACCACTATTAGGAGGACTAAATGGCAGAAAACAAAACAAATCCAGAAGTTGAATTAGATACTGATGGAGTAGATGAAGTAACAGTAACAGTAGATGCTCCTGAAGTATCCACTGAAGAATTTGAAAAAAAACAAGATGTAGATCTAGGTTATGTAGATGTTAGTAGAGGTAAAAGTGCAAAAGAACTTTTAAATGAAACTAAAGAAGTAGAAGAAAAATCACAACCTAAATTTGAACAAAAAGAAGAAGATGAAGACCCTAGTCTGCAAGACTATTCGGAAAAAGTTCAAAAAAGAATAAAAAGATTAACCTTTCAAGCTAAGGAAGCAGAACGTAGAGAAAAAGCTGCTATAGAATATGCTAAAGGTTTAAAGAGTCAGTTTGATAGTTCTGAAAAGAAATTTCAAGAAACTGATGGTAACTACCTTAGAGAATATAGTGCTAGAGTTGATTCGGAAAGAGATAAAGCAAGATCTGAATTACAAGTAGCATTAGATTCTCAAGACTCCAACTTAATTATGGACGCTCAGGACAAGCTTACAAAATTAGCTGTAGAGAAGGAAAAAATTTCTATGACTCTTGAGGACAGAGAATCTAGAAAAAAACAAATAGAATCACAACCTGCTGAAGCTCAAACACAAGCTCCACAACCACCAATTAGCACTAAAGCCCAAGACTGGGCCTATGATAATGAATGGTTTGGATCGGATAGAGTATTAACATCTGCTGCTATGGGAATACACGAAGACCTGTTGCAGGAGGGAATTGACTCGGAGAGTGATGGCTATTATAATCAAATAAACAAACGTATGAAGGAATATTTCCCTCAGAAATTTGCCGAATCTTCTACTGAAGAAAGAACAAAAGCTGCACCCGTTCAAAATGTAGCTTCTGTTAGCAGAAGATCAGGTGGACGCAAGTCTGTGAAACTCACCAAATCACAGGTAGTTATCGCTAAGAAATTAGGGGTGCCGCTAGAGGAATACGCAAAATACGTGAAAGAAGGAGCTTAATATGGAAAATAAAGTAAAAACTTCACGCGAGTCCGAAAATAGAAAGAAGCTTTCTAGAAAAAAAGATTGGACTCCACCATCAAGTTTGGACGCGCCAGCGCCACCACAGGGATATTCACATAGATGGATAAGAACTGCAACAAATGGTTTTGATGATCCAGGAAATGTATCAAAAAAACTAAGAGAAGGTTGGGAATTTGTGAGAGCCGAAACACTTTTAAGTGAGATCGGTGAAAATGATTATCCAGTTTTCTCAGAAGGAAAACACGTTGGTTTAGTCGGGATTGGAGGCCTTGTGTTGGCAAGGATACCGGAAGAGATATTGAGAAGTCGCGCTGAGTATTTTAGAAAAATAACTCAAGATAGAACAGACGCATTTGATCGAGATCTTATGAAGGAGCAACACCCGGACATGCCTATCAATATTGATAGACAGTCTAGAGTTACCTTTGGTGGTGGTCGTAAAAAATAATTTTTTTGCATTACCTACCTAGATAGCTTGGATAATATAAACAACTAAACGTAAGGAAATACTATGTCAAATCAACTAGAAAAGTTTGGTCTAAGACCATACAGAAAACTAGACGGTACGCCATTAGTAGGAGCCCAAAACAGATACACGATTGCAGCCGGTTATGCTACTGCGATATTTCAAGGAGACATGGTAATACCTGTCGCATCCGGAAATATACAGAGACATGTTGCTGGAACTAGTGCAGCTGTTGTGGGTGTTTTTAACGGAGTGTTTTATAACGATCCAACTACTCAAAAACCAACCTATAAGAACTACTACCCTGGTGGAGTTACACCAACTCAAGGCAATATTACTGCCTTTGTTGTTGATGATCCAGATGCAGTGTTTTTAATGGACGCGGACGCGGTTTTTGCGAGAGCGGATTTGTTTAAAAACTACTCAGTTACAAACGCTACTGGAGTAACACAAACAGGAATATCATCAGTACAATTAGATGCGAGTGCTTCAGGCATAGCTTCTACTTTTGCTGTTCAAGCAATTGATATATCACAGGATCCCGAAAATTCGGATGTGACTACATCAAACGCTAACATTCTTGTTAGAATCAACAATCACTTCTTTAGAAGTGGTACAGGTATAGCATAAGGAGATAAAACATGGCAATATCACGAGCACAACTAGTTAAAGAACTAGAGCCAGGTTTGAATGCTTTATTCGGCCTGGAATATAGTCGTTACGAAAATCAGCATGCTGAAATTTTTTCGACTGAGACATCAGACAGAGCTTTCGAAGAGGAAGTAATGTTAAGCGGTTTCGCTTCTGCACCAACTAAACAAGAAGGTGCTGGAGTAGTGTTTGATCAAGCGGGTGAAACTTTCACTTCAAGATACAATCACGAAACAATCGCATTAGCATTTGCTATCACTGAAGAAGCGATCGAAGATAACCTATACGATAGACTTGCGGGAAGATACACAAGAGCCCTTGCAAGATCTATGGCAAACACGAAGCAAGTTAAAGCTGCGAACGTTTTGAACAATGCGCAAGTAACTTCTGCAACTGGTGGAGACGGTGAATCCCTAATCGGAAACGCTCACCCATTAGCAACAGGTGGTACTTTCTCAAACGTTCTTGCAACTGCAGCGGATCTTAATGAAACTTCACTAGAACAGTCATTAATTGACATTTCTGGGTTTGTTGATGAAAGAGGCTTAAAAATTGCTTCTTCTGGTAGAAAAATGATAATTCCAAAAGAATTACAATTTACTGCTGAGAGAATCATGAAGTCGCCAATGAGAGTTGGAACTGCCGATAACGACATCAATGCAATTAACAACATGGGAATGGTTCCTGAAGGTTACAGAGTGAATAACTTTTTAACTGACACAGATTCATTCTTCTTGTTGACTGATGTGCCTAACGGACTTAAATATTTCGTTAGATCACCCATCAAAACTGCAATGGAAGGTGATTTCGATACTGGTAACATGAGATTTAAAGCTAGAGAAAGATACAGCTTTGGTTGGTCAGACCCAAGATGTGTTTTTGGTAACGGAAACTTACCAACAGCTTAATAAATACATTCAGTATTTACCTAAAAGGGGCGGAGTTTACTCTGCCCCTTTTTTTATGTATAATATAAAGATCTAGAAAATATGATTTTGTGGACTGGCTAGACAGACGGTATAGAGACCACAAAATTTAACCGCTATACAGGAGAAACTATTATGGCAAACACAACTTTTTCAGGCCCGGTTAGATCCGAAAATGGCTTTGAATCAATTACAAAAAATACAACTACAGGCGTTATTACAACTAATGCTACTTACGGAGCAACTATTACAGGTGGTGTTCAATCATTATCTGGTGCAGGTGCAGTTGATCTTACAAACTTAGTTACAGAACTTACAACAGCCGCAGGTGCTGCTGCAGTTACTTTAGCTAATGGAACAACTTCAGGCCAAATCAAAATCATTACTATGGTTGTTGATGGTGGTGGAACTGCAACTGTTACTCCAACAACTTTTGCAAGTGGAACAACTTTAGCTTTCGATGCAGTGGCTGAGACAGCTACTTTAGTATGGAATAGCTCTATAGGTTGGATTCTTTCTGCAGACAGAGGTGTTACAATAGCTTAATAATAAAATAGTGGCTCCTTCGGGAGCCACGCACACAGGAGAATTTTATGGGATTTAAATCCGATATACAAGCAACAAGATCAACAGCAGGAAACACAGGGACTGCCGTAATTGCACCACCAATTAGATTAAAAGGTATTATTATTGCATCCGATAGTGTGGGTGCTGGTGTATTAGAATTAACTACTACTTCTAATACTGGAGATACATTATTTATTGGTGATGTTCCCTCAGGAGATGTAATTAACTTTTCTTTTCCAGAAGATGGTATTTTATTTCCAAAAGGAATTTTTGTTAAAACAAAAACAAATATTACAGCTTATACTTTGTTAACTGATAAATACTCAGGACCTAATCTTACAACTACGAATAAATAGATTAAGTTAAGTATGAATAAGACTGGTCTAAAAGTTTTAGGTTTCAGTAGAGGCGGAGATAACATGCCTGCTAGAAACAAAAAGAATTTTAGATCTACTAAAAGTGGTGCGGGTATGACTGCTGCAGGAGTTGCTTCATACAGAAGTAAAAACCCTGGAAGTAAGTTAACTACAGCAGTTACAGAAGATAAACCCGGAAAGAAAAGAGCAGCAAGAAGAAAATCATATTGCGCAAGATCAGCTGGACAAATAAAAATGTTTCCAAAAGCTGCAGCAGATCCTAATTCTAGATTAAGACAAGCAAGAAAACGTTGGAAGTGCTAAAAAAAATATACTGGTTGTTTTTAGAAATAATTATGTATGTTATAATGATTGCATTATTTTGTTTAGTATATTTAACTATATATTTAAAGGTTATTATGGATAAATTTTTTTATAATTTTTTTAGCACCGTAGATGATGCTTTTGATACAGTATATAATTGGTTTACTGCGCCAAGGTGCAAATGTAAACTAAAGAAAAGGGATAAAAAAGATGTTTGTAAATTGTAAAAATTGTGATCATCAATGTCACTGCGAATCAGATAAAGTAAAATCAGAACACTACACTCCACTAATGGATTTATGTTCATGCACAAAATGTCAACATGAAACTAAAGAAATTGAATACGAGGAGTGTTTATCATGTCAGTAAAGGTAACTAATTAATATGGAGGGTGTTTATATGGAACCAGAAATGAACTACAAATTTACTGCTATATTAATAATAGCTATTTGTATCTTAGCTTTTTTTGGAGGTCCAGCGGGAGGATAAATTATAATAAACTATGAAATTTATATTAATCATATTTTTATGTTCTTTTATTAATGATCAATGCCTACCTCCACAAGAGATAAAACAACACTATAATTCTTGGAAAGAATGTACACTTGCAGCATTAGAAATATCTACAGAAATAATACGTTTACAAGAAGAAGAGTTTGTTAATAATAACAAAGTAGCCACTAAATTTGTATGTAAAGAAGTAGGAATTATTTAAATGACTAGAAAAACAATTTGGGAGGGTTTACAATTTCATCGATTCTGTTAGAGGTAAGTAGTGAATATTTTATCATTGCATTTAGGGCACGATGGTGCTGTAACTATTATTTCAGGGGATGAAGTTGTTGTACACCATCAACTAGATCGTTTTAATAAATTTAAAAACGAATTTTTTCCCACATTTGAAGTATTACAAAAGATTAAAGATTTAAAAATTACTTTTGATAAAGTAATAATTACTTCAATGGGAGAAATTAATTTTCCTATATGGTATTATTTAAAAAAATTCTTTAACATAACAAATGAAAATATATTAAATTTTAAACAAGAACAACACCATATTTTTCACGCACATTGTGCTAAGTATTTTTACCAACAAGATAGAGATTTCATAATTTATGTTGCAGATGGCGATGGGGCTGTACAGTATTTAAAACATGATTCTGATTTTTTAAATACATTAAAAGTTATAGAAAATGAAACTATTTTAGATGAAAACCTAAACCCTTTATATAAAAAGTATCACGTAAAAAAACCTATTAATGTTTTTTCTAAAACTATTAAAATACATCCTAGTGTGTCTTTTGGGAAGGGTTATCAAAAGTTAGTGTATGAGCTAGGTCTTGAAGAACATTCGGAAGGAAAAGCTATGGCTTTATCTTCGTATGGTAAATTAAATAAAATAATATTTAATAACTTAATTCATGAAGATTCTTGGAATATTAATTTAGTAAACGATATACAAGATTCTTACGATAAAAAAAATACATATAATAGGTTTATGTTAAACCCTAACATAGAGCATACTACAAAAAACTCCCCTAGTTTAGATTTTGTACATACATTTCAAAAAGCGTTTGAGGCTTTGTTTCTTAATGCTTTAAAAAAAGTAGATTATAAAGATAAAACCATATTATTAACTGGAGGATGTGCTCAAAATATTTTAAATAACTCTAATCTAAAAAACAATTTACCTAATCAAATTTTACCAGATCCTTTTAATGGGGATTTTGGTATTTCTTTAGGATCTGCAATAGCTGTTTCTAATAAAAAAATAAAACCTTTAAAACATATTTGTTCTGGTTTTGATCATGATGCAGATTTATCTTTGTTTAAAAAATATTTAATTAGAAAAACTAATTCTGAAGAAGTCGCTAATATTTTAACTAAAGAACCTGTAGCAATTTTTTCTGGAAAAAGTGAACAAGGACAAAGGGGTTTAGGATTTAGGTCTTTGTTAGCCAATCCTTTGCAAAAAGATATTATTGAAAAAATAAATAAAATTAAAAAAAGAGAGTGGTACAGACCTTTTGCTTGTACAATTATTCAAGAAGAAGCTCATAAATATTTTAATATAGGTAAAAAAGAACATTCTCCTTATATGATGTTTGTTTACAAAACTAAAAATTCTAAATTAAAAAATGTATGCTCTATTGATAGGTATAGTAGAATTCAAACACTAGAAAAATCATTTCACCCAAAATACTATGATTTAATAAATTCATTTAAAAAAATAACTGGATTACCTTTAGTTTTAAATACTTCTTTAAATTTACCCGGTAATGTATTATGTGAGAACTATTCTGATTTATTGGATATATTTAAAAGATCAGATTTAAAATATTGCTATCTTGCAGATTTAAATAAATTAATATGTCTAAAATAGTTAAAAATATTTTTCCATCAAACGTCAATAAAGAAATAATTAAATTACTAAAATCTACAGAAGGTTGGTATTTTGGTTATGATGAAAAACAAGTTTCTTTTAGTATTGTAGAAGATGAAGGTTTAGCTTTAAGAACATTTCCAGAACATAAAAATAATCAACATAATTTTCAAACTTTAAATATGTTTGCTTACAATGTAGCTAGTATTGTTTGTGACAAATTAAACATTACTTTAAAAGGTTTAAAAAGAGTTAATTATAATTTTTATCATAGTTTATCTAAAGGGAATACACATATTGACAGCGAGACTAACAAATGTGTTAGTATACTGTATAATTTAAATACTAATGATGGCTATACTCAAGTAGAGGAAAATAAATTTAATAGTAATGAATCGGAAGCAATTGTTTTTAATAGCAACACTAAACACAAAGGTGTAGGCCCCACAAAAGGATTAAGATACAATATTAATATAATTATATACACATGAATCTTTCCAGAAATTTCACACTTCAAGAATTAATTAAATCAGACACTGCTGTACGTAAGGGCATAGATAATAATCCTAACTCAGACCAGATAGAAAAACTAAAGCTATTATGTGATAATATTTTACAACCCGTCCGAGATCACTTCGGTCCTGTGGTTGTTACTAGCTGCTATAGATCTCCAGAATTATCTCAAGCTATTGGTAGCTCAATTAATAGCCAACACTGCGATGCGGAGGCGGTTGATTTTGAGTGTCCGGGAGTCGATAATGCTGAGCTCTGTGACTGGATATGTAAGAATCTTGAATATGATCAAATGATTCTCGAGTTCTACAAAAAAGGAGAACCATCAAGTGGATGGTGTCATTGTAGTTATATTGAAGATAAACCCAGGAAGCAGTTCTTGCATGCATTCAGAGAAGATGGTAAAACTAAATATAAACCAATTTTAGGAAAGGCGGTAGATTTATAATGGCTATAGGAAGAGGACAAATATCAGCACAGATAGATGGTAAACTTAGAGGAGCTAGAAAGAAAAAAGCACCCGCAGGACATCATTACATGCCAAATGGTAGGCTTATGAAAGATAGTGAACATGCGAAAAAAAAATCCAATAGCAAAAAACCTAAGGTCTTCAAAGTTTAAGCTAAAAGTGATACAATCCAAGAAATTGTACAACCGTAAAAAGGATAATAATGGCGACTTCAGGAACCACAGCATTTGATTTATCTATAGAAGAGATAATACAAGAAGCCTATGAACGATGTGGTATGGCTACTACTAGTGGATATAGTCTTAGATCTGCTAGAACAAGTTTAAATCTTTTATTTGCAGAGTGGGCCAATAGAGGAATACACCTTTGGAAAGTATCCCTTAATGAAAATTTATTAGTTTCAGGTCAAGCAGAATATGCTGTTGATGGAAGTGTAAGTGATGTTTTAGAAGCTTTTGTATCTACTACGGGGGCAGGTGCAAACACGGTTAATACTCAAGATGTTGCTTTATCAAAAATAGATAGATCAGCGTATTCTGCTTTACCTAATAAACTTGCAGTAGGGCAACCTTCACAATACTATGTGGATAGACAAGAAATACCAAAAATATATTTATACCAAGCCCCTGATTTAAATACTTACACTTATTTAAAATATTACGTAATTAAAAGAATTGAAGATGCGGGAGCATACACTGATGATGCAGATATTGTATTTAGATTTTTACCCTGCATGGTTGCGGGATTAGCATATTATTTAGCAATGAAAAATTCTCCAGAATTAGTTCAACAAAATAAATTAATTTATGAAGATCAATTAAAAAGAGCTCTGGATGAGGATGGTCAAAGAGCTTCTACATTTATTACTCCACAATCATTTTACCCCAATGGAGTATAATAATGGCTAAATGGGCGACAGGAAAAAGAAGTCAGGCAATATCAGATAGATCAGGTATGGCTTTTCCATATACTGAAATGGTAAAAGAATGGAACGGTTCTTTAGTTCATTATTCTGAATTTGAACCTAAACACCCTCAAATTAGAAGAAGACATTTTACTGCTGATGCAATTGCTTTACAAAACACAAGACCACAAAGATTTCAACAACCTACTAATATAGACGGAGTAATTGCTTCATCAGGTGGACAGGGAATGGCAACAGCTACCCTAGCTCTTCCTGGAGATTTTGCTTTTGATAACCAAGGTATTTCAGCAATGATTCCAGCAAACCCCTCTCTTCAAAATAGAAGAAGACAATTGATTTCAACTATAGGAACAGTAACAGTGAGTATTACATAATGGCTATATCTTATCCAGATTTTTTAACACAAGTTCGTAACTACACTGAAGTAGATAACAATGTTTTAACGGATCAAATCATTCAAGATTTTATTAGATCTGTTGAATTAGATATTGCAGGTAGAGTTGATTATGATGACTTAAGAAAATATTCTACTTCAAATTTTACAACAGGTAATAGATATGTTTCCTTACCCGCTGATTTAACAATTATAAGATCTGTTCAAGTAATTGACGGCAGTGGCAATAGAACTTTTTTAGAAAAAAGAGATACTAGTTTTATTTCCGAGTATAATAATGATGGTACAACAGGAACTCCTAAATATTGGGCTAACTGGGACGATTTTAATTTATTAGTAGCTCCCGTACCTAGCTCTGCTCTACAAGTGCAGATCAATTATATAACAGACCCAGCGCAATTTACTTCTACTAACACTACTTTTATTTCCACATACCAAGAATCAATGCTTTTGCATGGTGTACTAACAGAAGCTTTTAGATACTTAAAAGGCCCCATGGATATGTACAGCTTGTATGAAAAGAAGTATACTGAAGAAGTACAAAATTTTGCCCTACAGCAAATGGGCAGAAGAAGACGATCGGAGTATGATGATGGTGTACCTAGAATACAGGTTCCTTCACCGACTCCAAATACATAAATTAATTAAGGAGAATAATTATGGCAATAACAACAAACGCAATTTGTAATTCATTTAAAAAACAAATGCTTCAAGGGGAGCACGATTTTGATGCTGGTGCAGACACATTTAAATTAGCGATGTATACATCAGCAGCTACTTTAGGTGCTTCAACAACAAACTATGCAGTAGGTGACGAAGTATCATCTTCAGGATATACTGCGGGTGGTTCAGCTTTGGTTAACCAAGGTGTAAAAGTATCTTCAGCAATAGCTATTACTAATTTTGCTGATTTATCTTTTACTGGTGTAACATTATCTGCTCAAGGTGCATTGATTTATAACACAACAACTGATGGTGGATCAGGTACTACTGATGCGGTTTGTGTTTTAGATTTTGGTGGAGTTAAAACTGCAACATCAGGAACATTCACTATTCAGTTCCCAGCATTTACAACTTCAGCTGCTATTTTAAAAATAGCGTAATAAGGAACTAAAATGATATGGCTACTTGGGGACAAGAAACATGGGGATACGAAAACTGGGGCACACTCGGTAATCAGTCTGTTGAACTAAGTAGCATATCATTAACA